CCCACAGTCTGGATATTTGCGTTGTTGGCAAGTCCAAGTGGCTGATACTGTGAACCGCTACCATTAAGCATTGCATTATCAAGGGCAACTCTTGTCTTACGCATCAAATCTTCTGAAATCCAGCCCTCAAGATTTACACCGCTTTCGTTGAGAAGTGTATTTGAAATAGCAGTAATTGCCTTGAGTTTCTTTGCACGCATATTTACTTCACCGAATGCAGGCTGGGTCTTTCCGCCTGTTGAAGTTTCACCTACCCAAGATACTGCGGAAGTTGTATCCATTCTTGGAATAGAGAGATTGCCGTGTACGAGTGGGACACGTCTGATATTGAGTTTATCAATCAGAGTGTTTGCAACAAGTGCATCGATATATTCACCGCTGAATGCGAGTGGAACAGTAAAGCCACCTGCTGATGGTGTGCCAGCCTCAAGGGTCTTTTTCTGTTCAAGTACCTTATGCAGTCCCTTTGAATAAGGGAAGTCTTTCTTTGCCTGTGTAAGAATATCTTCTGCTGATACCTGTGTTACATTGTGAGCACCCTTTGCTCCCATTGCTGATGTTGCAGATGCAATCATCTGATTTACAATAGTTACTGGTGTTTCCTTTACAAAGTTTTCACCCTTTGAAGTAACTGCATCTTTGAATGCCTCAAGGTACTTAACATTTTCTGTCTTTTCCTTTTCTGCCTTTGCGTTGATTTCTGCAACTGCCTTTGCAACTGCCTCATCAATCTGTGTCTGTGTTACTCCGTTACCGAGTTCCTTTTTAAGTTCATCGGCTACTGCCTTTGACTGTGCTTTTGAACGTTCATCGATAATGCGTTCAAGTTCTTTCATTTCCATAATTCAAAATTCTCCTTTGAATAAAATTGTTTTTGATTTTTATTTTGCGATACTTTCGCAGATTTATTTTCTCACTCTGAATACTTTTCAGATTGATACTTTACAGAATAAAGCACCCTCGATTTTTTCAAGGGCGCATTTTTTAATTTGCTTACTCGTCCTTTACGAACTGTCCGCAAATCTCGACTGTTGCAGTTGATGCAATTCCGATTGATGCATTGATTGCTACTGCATAAGTAGGATTGAAGAATGTTACAAGTGCAACTGCGATTGTAGATACACCACCAACAATTCCAACAATCAGATTATAAGTCTTCTTTTTCATAATTGAAAAACTCCTTATGCTCACTAACATAGCACAAAAAAAACCTACTGTCAAAATTGCTTTCAACAGTAGGAAAAAAAAGGAGTTTTTTTTTGAAAGAGATTATATATGAAAAGCCACCGCCAAATTAAAGCAAACCTAAATCAAACTCGTTTTCAATTTCTTCAAGATTGAATGACTTATCATCATCTGGCTCATCGGGATTATCTGGATTTTCTTCTGGAGCAGGTACGTCATCAAGTTCCTTTAACAGTTCCTTTAATTTTTTACCGCATTTTTCAAGAGCATTTCTGCATTCATCAAGTTCATCAGAACAAACCTTGATATTATCAAGTACTGCCCTTGTTTCAGCTGAAATCTTTCTGCCCGATTTTTCAGTTGTCAAGAAATCCTTAACAACTGAATTATCAAGGCCGAATGATTTTACTGCCTCTGCGATTGCATCTTGATTTGCTGGTACTGCTACCGCACTGAATTCCAAAAGTTCCCATTTTGTGATGTCATATCCTTCTTTTGTTTCTGTCCACTCAAGAGGAATAAAACCAACACTTACTGCATTGAGTAATCCCGTTTTATAGCAGTGGTATGTGAAATCAACCAGTTTAGCCTTTTCACTTGCCTGCTCCGGATTTGTTGAAAGTTCTTCAATAGTCGGAAAGTATACAATCGCCTTGACTGATTTTTCGCTTTCTTCAACCCAAAACTTTGTTACCTTTCCAAGTGGGAATTCTCTTGAATTATGGAATGATAAAAAGACTGGATTTTTCATATAGTTAGCAAAATCCACCCCGTTTGCTCTGAGAATATCGCCATCTCTGTCTGTAACTTCTTTTGAAATTGTAAACAATACAGAACGTTCTCCAATATCTTCTGTCTTTACTGAAATATCCTGCTTGCTTTTCTGCCCTTTAACTAATGTCATTTTGTATGCTCCTATAATTTCTTGCGGATTATTTTCCACGCAATTTTTACACGTTTGAAAAATGAAAGGGAATTAAAATAGTCCAATACCTGCTGAACCATTTCAGTTTCTTTTTCATTCACTACTTTTCTAATCTTCTTTGCGGTTTTACTGTTCATACATTTTCACTCCTTATCCGTAATATCCAGATACAGTGCATCTGCAATTACATACTTGACCTGCTGGGGCTGACGGGTCGCCTGCATACTCCATAAAAGCACCCTCACTCTGACTTGTTGCAGGTACTTCAAACTTTTCCGTAATCGGCACTACAACTCCGTCCATAAGCAAGTGTGCATCTCTTGTCCTGTCATCTTGAACTGAAATCCATTCTTTGTACTGTACACCCTCATTCTTATAGAGAAGTGTTGCGCCCGCATTCATTGTACTACAACTTTCAGTACGTGCAATTAATTCTGCTCTGTACTTTTTATCGTTCGCAAACATTTCATCGCTGGCCTCACAGAGTTTTTTAATTCTTTCACGTAATCCATCGCCCTCTTCGATTGCGTCTGAAAGTACATACCTTAATTTCTTTTTTGTTGTTTCATTCATATCAACGCACAACTCTAATCCGTACTCATCAATCCATAACCCAAACAACTGGCGCACCTGCTCACTGATTGCTTTTACGGATTTTTTCGGCATCGTTTCAAGTGCGTGTTCTGCTCCCGTTGCAAGTCCATTGATAAAAGCAGATGCAAGAGTATGTTTTAACTGCTCATTCATATTCTTATCATAAAGATTTTCAATCGCAGTTCCTACATCTTTGTTTTCTTCGCAAGCCTTTTTGATTGTTTCGTTTACAAGTTCATTCTGCTTTGTAAACGCTTTTACCATTGCTTTTCTAAAAGGCTCTTCAATACTTCTTGCCCTTGCGTCAAATACTTTCCAGAGTTTAATGCGCCTTTCCTTGTCTGTATCTGACTTGAGCATTTTATATTTCTTCCCGTAACTCAAAGAAATAGAATTGAATTCCTCTTCTGATAACTCATTTTCTTTTCCGTTTTCGGTTTCTGGCAATTCTACTTCTTCTGGATTTTCTTCTGGAGTATCTGGTAATTCAATCGGCTCTGAATTAAAAGGAACTTCCATCTGAATTGCTGAACGTAAATAAACATCTCCGCCACGTTCATCAATTTCATAACCCATAGCCCTGCGCCAATCGTTGACTGTCAAAGTTCCATTCTGCAAACCAGCATTTGCAATCTGTAATTTCTGTTCTACATCTTCCTCAACAATATTTTCGTGATGCAGAGTTAATTTTCTTTCAGTGTCGAAATCTTCCCATAATAACTGTGTATTCATTGTACGCTCAAACATTCTCAAGTAGTCTGAAAGTACATTTTTATTCAACAAATAAAATGCACTATCGATTGTAGAGCGATTGGAATTATCCAGAATACCTGCAATCTCTGGCGGTATCTGAAACTGTTGCAGTGCAGTATCTCTTAAAAACTTTCTACTTTCGACAAAATCCAATTCAGTCGGTGATTGTGAAATCTTTTCAAATCTTGCACCATCTCCAGTTAAAACGAGTGGCTCTTTTGCGTGTCTAAAGCCCGCCATTTTCTGCATCCACGTTTGTTTTATCTGGTCTGCGGTTTCTTTTGTTCCGTTTGGTGCGTAAATTATTGCGCTAGGTGTAGCATCATTGAAGAAGAGATTTTTTGCGTATTTGCTTGCGTATTCATCGGACTGTATTTCATCTCCGATTGTTTCTGCAACTCCTTTACCTCTGCCGAATGGGTCTAACAGATTTATATCCTTGAATACAATTACATCATTTGCAGGTACTACAATCGAGTTTCCGCCAGTTGTTCCATAAGGATATATTTCCCAGTAGTTACCGCCCTCTGTCGGTGTCTTTACCACCCAGCTAGGTGATAAAGGTGAGAGTGATATTACATTTCCTTTCGGGTCTCTGATTTTCAGTAAATAAGCCTCACCTACTAATACATAGCACGCATAAACAAAATACTTTACGTGCCAGCCCGTTATATCTCTAAATGTCGGACAAGGATTTTCTAACAGTTCATAGAGTGGATGCTCATCTACAATTTCTGCATTAAACTTATTTTTTCTGAATTCAATTTTATCATACAGATACAAATCTGTACTTGCGCATTTTTTCGCAATTATTCTTGCGCCCTCAAGTCTGGGATTTGTATGATACAATGCAAGCAAATCTTTAGTTGCTAAACTAGGCGCTTGCGACCATGTTCTTTTAATTAACCTCTTGATACTTTCTAAAGGATTTGACATTGATAGGTACTTCCTTTCAATTAATTTTTCTACAGTATAAAGTAAAAGGAAATAACTGTCAAAAAAAAGACGGGGATTGCTCCCCGCCTAAAAAGTGCCTTGCTTTTTATCTCTTAGCCAATTTCAAAATACACATATTTTGCGCCAAAGTCCATATCAGAATAAATGGCACAAAGTTCCTCTGCATATTCTACTGTCTTTACTCTTCTTCCAGTAGAATAATACGAACCATTCACAACCTTGTAAATCTCATACATACTCATTTCCCCTTATGCCAAATGAAATTCAATCATTGACTTTGCCATTACCTTTGCAATTTCTGGGTCAACACCATTTGCAATGTACTGTTCTACAACTCGGTTAAAATGCTTGTTGTTTAATTCTTTAATTTTCTTCTGTGCGTTTGCAATCTGTTCGATTTTGTCTAACCCCTTAACTTCAATCATTCATTTCTCCTCGCTCTGCTTTTGCAGGCTTTTCTTAAAATCTAAGATTATTATAATGCTTATGTATTTTCATGTCAAGATAATTCTTTAATTATTTTTAATTTTTTTTATGTTTTTTAATAAAAAAATGCCCCTTTTACGGGGCAAATAAATTATTTTTATTTATCTAGCAAGTTCAAGAGCCTCGATTTGTTCCCAAGTGTAACCACGGGAAATCAATTCAGTTTCAAGGCGGTCAATATCGCCAATTACTTCGGCAAGGTAACCGCGCTCAAAAGCCAGCCACATCTTAGTTTTAAGAGTGTCAATCAGTTCAGTAGTTGTTGTCTGTTTGTAAGTAGTTCTAATTGTAGTCATATTCCGTTTCTCCTCGCCTCGCTTTATGCGGGCTTTTCTTAAAATCTACTTAAAATCTAATAGTAGTATAATGCCTATCTTATTTTATGTCAAGATATTTCTTAAAATATTTTTAATTTTTTTTTAGCCATTTATTTTGTCTGTTTTAGACATTTTTAGACATTCTTATATAGTTTTATGTTTTTATTAGAAAAGCCCCGTATAAGCCCGTTATGAGCCTTTATAGGGGATTTTCCTGCATCATTATTTCCATTTCCTCACGTAATCTGTCGATAATTGCAGGGTCTTTTCTGTAGTAAGTCCATAACCAGTGTATCACTTTATGGGTAAGATTATTGCAACAGAGAAAACCCCGCTTTAAGTTCTGGTATTCTTTTTCATCAAGGCACTGATGATGCAACTGCCAGCCTTTGCGCAATTTGTGATTTGTGATTTTATCAAGCCCGTTACATTCAGCTTTCATTTTCTTCTTGAAGTCTTTCCACTCCTTAGAGTTTCTGAAATTGCGCTTGCTCTTTTGTGCCTCGTTCATTTTCCGTTCCTTATTTCTGTACAATCTTTTTTGCAGGTTTTTCAATTTTCTTTTCTGCCATAGTTTTCTTTTCCTCTGATTTTACAGTTTCCTTTTTCTCTGCCATTTTATTCTCCTTTGTAAAGTCTGGGACAAATACCACTCCAGAATATTCGTGCTGATACAAAAAACCATTCGGCACTTTTGAAATTTCATAATTTGTTAAACTGTCAAAAATCGGCATATCGCCAATCTTCAACTCTTTTAACATTTCTGCCAAATCTTCGCCTTTCTGTCTGATACGTTTCATTTATTCACTCCTTTAGTATAACATAGTCTGTGATACTTTCTTTTCATAAAATGCTAGACACAAGGCATCGCCCTCATCGGGTGAACGGCCATTATGTCTGTTTTTAAAACAACTTTTTGCAATCTCACTTCTGTTATCTTTCGGCTCAAGTTGTTTCTGCCCTTTACTGTTGTAGAAAAACTGTCTTTCAGTCAAATCCTCTAACAGTGTTTGTGTCAGTAACTCCTGCGGAATATACATATCTTTAATCGGCAACTCAAACATCATTTCAGCTGCACAATTTGAATATACTTCTGAATTGTTCGGACTGCCGCCAAAGTTTACTGGAATTATATTTGCGCCCCAGCCTTTCAGTAAATCATATACTCCTTGATTATATCCTATATCTATTTTAATTAATACGTCCTTGCTTTTGTTCGCAATCTCCCACGCAAGCCCTGCTACATCTTGAGTGTTATATCCGTGAACCTTATTCATTGATAACACTTTCAAGCCTTTACGCTTTATTATAACAGAATTATCGTTGCCAAATCGTGCAACGTCAATACCGATTTCAATTCTTCCCTCTGATATTTCTTTTGTGTTTCTTTCTTCGCTCGTGCAATCCATTACATCAGAAACAAGCCATACCGCATTTGTCTGCTTATTTCGAGGATAACCTAAATATACGTGTTTCGCCTCATCTTCATCACGTGCTCTTAATGTTTCGTATTTCTCAAGCAAGTTATCTGGATAAAACGGATTATCTTCTGCAAGCGGTAAACACTTTGTAATCAGCCATTCTTTTTTCGGAATTCTTACAAACTTCTGGGTAATCGGGTCATTCGTTGTATTCGGATTATACACCGCCCATATTTCAGCTTGATATTTCTTCCCGTTATAATTCCATTCTTTTCTGATTGTAGCCTCAAGAGTGTCCCACGTTTCAAGAGATACTCCGTCTGCCTCTTCGATAAATGCGATTGTGTATGCATCAAGAGATTTTAACTGCGCAGATGTAAAATCGTTAAGTCCGTTAAAAGTGAAGTAACTGCCA